TTAATTTACCATATAAAGATGATACTCTTAGAGGACTTAATGGAGGTACTGGTACAGGTAGTGATCCTAGCAATTTGGTTTATTTTATCTGTGGAGTTGATTCAATGCCTGGATGCAACGCTGATTCTATGAATTTTCAAGCTATAATTACTTTTAATGTTACTTACTTTGATTTTATTTTTAACCAATCAGAAAATTAATAAAATATGTTTAATCATTGTTTATTGTTGTTGTTGTTTACCCTTACCCTTAGCCTTACCAGAGCCCGGTGAACTTGTTTGCAAGTTCCGGGCGGGAATAGAGGGTCCGCGTTAGCGGTTAGGGTTTTTATTTTTATAAGGCATAAATTTTAGATGAATAAATAACAAAATTTTATTAAACAGATGCTTCTATAAGGTTATCAAAAAAGTGTTGGAAATGTATACATCGGAATCTACGTAATAGTGGTTCATGGTCTTGTTCATTAGGAAAACATTCTTTGATGGTGTAGTTACTTAAGACGAGTATTTTTTTTGGTCTAATTTTTTTAATGGATCCACCTTTGATTTGGGCTGTGAATGGATAGCGATCTGACCATATTTTGAGCATGCTTCCAGTACATTCATTCTTTGGACTCCATTCTTCAATAGCCACGATATCCTCGTCGTTGTAACCACACCACCATTTGTTTAACTCTTTCTGATAATGGTCTGGGTAGTCTTCCCAGAGCTTTCGAGATTTACCAGTTCCGGTTCTTCCATACCACCATTCATGCTCCAATTCTGGTAGAATAATTGGCTTGGGTATTCGTAATCCACGCAAACTCTGCATATATCGGAGATATATCGCTGGGTTAGCTTCCTTAATGCTTGCCATATCTCCTTCCTCTGCCCATAATATAATCTGCTTCCACTTAGCTCTGGTAGAATCTCCAGATGACTTCGGTTCACTTCCGAACTCCCTATATATACCGTCTTTTTTACAGTAAGTAATGGCTTCATCGGTATTTCCCCGCCGTTTTTCAATGTGTGATCTGGGAAGTAGTTTTTTGACCGCACTAAAGCGGACTGGTTGAGTAAAATGGATATATCCTTGGTAGTGTGCTGTTCCATTACTTCCCACTTCTTCTCCATAGATTAGATATTTAAATGATTCATGTAACTGACAGTTTTCAATATCATTAATATCTTTGTCTATTGGGTTATTGGTTGTAAAACAATATCCTCGGGATGTCATTATATTAAATGACAGAATAGGTGCCAAGGGGTCTTAGTATTACCCCTTGGCACGTGACGTGACTTACTGTGACAAATGACGTTTTAATATGACGTCATTCGCTCATTTCACAAATGGCATACTCTCGTTACAAACGATCAAGAACTAGCACAAGAGCGAGGAAACCTTATCGCACTTTGCGACGTAGGCGTCCATTAACTAGACGCCGTCCTATGTTATCTTTAACTAATCGTAGATTTAGGAAAAAGTTAATATTAGGTGGTTTTCCGAGAGAGAAAAGGGTAGTGTTAAGGTATGTCGAAGATTTTACCCTTAACCCTGGAAATGCTAGTTCTGCGGTTTATGTTTTTAAACCTAATTCTTTATTTGATCCTAATCATACATCTACTGGACATCAGCCGATGTTTCATGATAATTATGCGCAATTGTATAAGTATTATCGTGTGAATTATGCTGTGATTACCTTTATTTGTTGTGATAATCATAAAGTGAATGCTGCTGTTGGTGAAGGTGTATTAGCTAGTGGGACTGGTACAATTACTGGTGCTCAGTATTATGCATCAAATGAAAAAGCTGTTCGAATGTTTATTTTAAAAGATTACGAGGTTAACGACTATCCAACTAAGATTAATACGTTAATAGAGGAAGGGAGTAAAAATTGTGTGTTTAAATATGCACCGCAAACAACTTCTGCTACAATGCAGAAACTCAAGATGTCGATCTCTCCAGCGAAGTTTCTTAATTTACCATATAAAGATGATACTCTTAGAGGACTTAATGGAGGTACTGGTACAGGTAGTGATCCTAGCAATTTGGTTTATTTTATCTGTGGAGTTGATTCAATGCCTGGATGCAACGCTG